GTGCCCTCCTCGCTGGACTCCGCGCTGTTCGCGGCCCTGGGGCTCCGGGCTAAAGACCTGCCCCTCCTGGAGCCGGACCTGGAGCGCTGGGACGCATCCACCCTCACCCCGGCCCAGTGGAACGCGCGGTTCCTGCCGCACTACTTCGGCACGTACCCCCCTGCCCTGCTCCACCGCGACTTCGACGCGGACCTCCACAACCTGCACCTCGCGCGCGGCACCAAGCGCTCGATCATCGCCCCGCGCGGCGCCGCCAAGAGCACCTGGAAGACCCTGGCGTACCCCCTGCGCTGTGCCCTGGAGGGCTGGGAACCCTATGTCGCGATCCTCTCGGATTGCAGCACGCAAGCCAACAACCAACTGCGCCACATCCGCCTGGAACTCGAAACCAACCAGCGCCTCGCGTCCGTGTACCGCACCGCGTGCGCGCCGGGGGCCGAGTGGAACGAGAGCAAGTTGCGCCTGAAGAACGGCGCGGTGATCGAGGCGTTCGGCACGGGCAAGAAGATCCGCGGGCACCGGAACCGGTCCGCGCGCCCGTCACTCATCATCTTCGACGACGTCCAATCGAACGCCGACATCCGCAGCGCCGAGTTGCGCCAGCACGCCTGGGACTGGGCCACGCGCGACGTGCTCCCGGCCGGCGACGAGCGCACCAACTACCTGGCGGTGGGCAGCGCCCTGCACCGCGAGTCCGTGGCGGTGCGCCTGGGCCAACTCGCGGGGTGGACTGGGCGCACCTACCGCGCGGTCCTCTCCTGGCCCGAGCGCGCGGACCTGTGGGACGAGTTCGAGCGCCTCGCGACCAACCTCGCCGACGGCAACAAGCTCGAAACGGCGCGGGCCTTCTATGCGCGAAACAAGCCCGAGATGGACCGCGGCGCCGAGGTCTACTGGCCGGACCGGTTCCCCATCGTGGAACTGATGCTCAAGCGCGCCGAAGTGGGCGCGACCGCGTTCGAGTCCGAGTACCAGGGCGTGCCCGGTGTACCCGAGGGCGCCGAGTGGCCCGCCGAATATTTCGATCGCACCGATTTCTTCTTCGACTCGTGGCCCGCGGACCTCGTGTTCAAAATTCAGAGTCTCGACCCCTCGAAGGGCACGAGCGAGAAATCCGACTACCAGGCGCACGTGCTGCTCGGGCTGTCGCAGTTCGGCACCCTGTTCGCCGATTGTGAACTGCGCCGCGAATCGGGCTGGGTGGAGCGCGCGATCGACATCGCGGCCGCGTGGCGCCCGGAAGAGTTGATCGCCGAAGTGAACAACACGATGGGCCTGTTCACACCGGCCGCAGAACAATTATTGCGGGAGCGCCACGCACAGGGCCGGCCGGTCGCGCTGAAGTACACGGAAACGATCGTTTCGCGCCCCAAACCGGTGCGGATTCGCGCCCTCAATGATTACCTGCGGCGCGGGCAATTGCGCGTCAAAAATACGCCCGGCGGCCGGCTCTTGGCCGAACAACTGCGGGATTTCCCGCACGGGGCACACGACGACGGCCCGGACGCGCTCGCCACCGCCGTACTGCGGATGCAGGAGCTTGTAACTTAAGCGCACAAGTGATGCTTGTAGTTCCTATGTAAAGTTCGTCCTGATTGTTCCAAACGGGTCACGAGTGTGGTAAGAAGGAGCCGCGTGCGATACGAACCGCCGGTCGCGCGTATGCCCAAGCCCAGCGTGATGCCGTGACCGATGAGCCCGCCCTTCTCGCTACAATTCTGGCCCGCCCGGACGAGGACACGCCCCGTCTGATGTTCGCCGACTGGCTGGACGAGCACGCCCAGCCGGTGCGCGCCGAGTTCGTCCGGGTGCAGGTGCAACTCGCCGACCTCTTGCGCCGCATGGCGCGCGCCGGCCTCTGCCCGCCCCCGCGCACCCGCACCGCGGCCGAGCACAAGCGCTACCCGGAACTGTTCGGGCTGCTCGCGCGCCAGGCCCTCATCTGGCCCACGTACAGCGAGTGGTTCCCGTTCGCGCCGGTCCCGCAGGACCACGCCGCGGCCACCTGCGAGGACATCTTCAACAAGCTGTGCGTGTACGCGCGGAGCGGTACCCTACCGTGGGTGTCGCTCACCCAGCGCGGGTTCGTCAAGGCGGTCCAGTGCTCCGCCGCGAACTGGCTCACCCACGCGGACGCGCTCCTGGCCCGGCACCCGATCGAGCGCGTGCGCCTCACGGACGTCGCGGGCGCGCGGGACCACGTCCGGCACGGGTGGCGCAACGGGCACAAGTGCCAGCTCGGGTTCCGGGGGCGCAAGATGCGCGTACTGGCGCTGCCCCCGTCGGCGCCCGGCTCCGAGAGCACCTGGCCGCACCTACTCGAAGCCGAGTGGCCGGGCCTCGCGTTCGAGCGCGGGTTCGATTAGCGCATCCACCCTGGCAGCCCCGCAGATCACGCCATCGGCCGGGTTATGCCGGCCACACCCAATTCCCGCCTCCGCACGCTCGGCCAGCCCCCGGAACCGGACGGGCTCGGCCTTCTGCGCCGCGAACTCGCAGCAAAAACTCGGCGCGTCGAGGAGACGCTCCTCAACCTCGACAACCTCATCTCGCCTACCGACTGGCTCGACGCCGGCGACGGGTTCCCCGGGTTCGGCGCGTGGCGCTGGAACCGCCCCGGCACGCGCGACCAGGACCGCACCCACGCGCCCATCACCTACCTCAACGAAGAGGACTGGCGCCAGCACGTCGCGCTCGCACGCGACCTGTGCCAGCGCAACCACCTCGCACTCGGGTTCCGGGACCACGTCGCCAACTTCATCGGACCGATCAGCGTCTCGTTCGTGCTCCGGGGGCAATCTCCCGGGGCCAGCGCCAGCGGTCCCATCGACGCCGACGGGGACGGCGAGCCGGACGTCGACCCCATCGTGAAGGAAGCGACCCAGGCCTGGGACGAGTGGCGCGAGCTGGCCGAGTGGGGCGAGGGCGAGCACGACCGCGAGGCCGAGTGCCGCACGCGCCTCATCGTCGAAGGTGAATGTACGCTCCGGTTCTTCACGGGCGACGCGCGCTCCAACGGCCTGCCCCACGTGCGCCACATCGAACCCGAACTGATCCGCACCCCACCTGGGGCCAGTACCACCGATCCGTGGGGCTGGGGCATCAAATGTACCGACGACGATGACGAGTGCGAAGAAGCGCTCTGGCTGTGCCGGCCCGATAACCCCGACGACGGGCGCGAGGTCCGGTCGTCCGAATACGTGCGCGCGAAGGCCAACGTGGACCGCACCGTGAAGCGCGGACTGTCTGATTTCTTCTCCGTCGCCGAACACCTGCGCAAAGTCCTCGGACTACTCGACAACATGGGGCACGTGGCCCGGCTCCAGTCGGCGATCGCGTGGTGGGAGCAGTACCCCACCGCGACCGAGGCCCAGGTCCGCGCGATGATCCAGTCGGGCACCGACTACTCGCGCCCGAAGGCGGCCCCCGGCGCGCCCACGCGCACCAGCGACGTGCAGAACTACGAGCCCGGCTCCATCATCCGCACCGAGGCCGGCAGACAGGTACAACCCGGTCCCGTGGCGACGGGGGTCGCCGGGTACGCCCAGGTGGAAGCGCTGCTCCTGCGCGGGGTGGGCTTCCGGTGGGGGTGCCCGAGCTACTTCAGCGGCGATGCGGACGCCAGTTTCGCCAGCGTGCTGGTGACCGGCTCGCCGTTCGTGCGCATCACCGAGGCGCGTCAGGAGAAGGTGAAGGGGTTCGCGCGTGCGGTGGCGCGTCGAGTGCTGGAGTTCTGCGAGCGCACCGGCCGGCTCCCGCGCGGCACCACCCAGCGCGTCCGACCGATCGCGACCGCGCGCCCGGTGGTCATCGCGGACGAAGAAAAACAGGCGCGAACGTTCCTGGCGCTGTACCAGCAAAAGTGCGCGGACCCGATCGAGTTCGTGCGCAAGCGCGGGGGCGACCCGAAGGTGGTCGCGGCCAACATCCTCGCGTGGCAGAAGAAGTTCGCGCCCCCGGACCAACCCCCGAGCGGGGCGGGGCCGGGCGGCCCGTTCCCCTCACCCCCGGGCAGCGCCGGCGGCGACGGCTCCTCCCCGAACGCGGCCCCCGTGGGCGAAGCACGCCGGGTACGGGAGGACACGGACAGTAATGGAAAACCACAACCCACAACGCCCGCCGGGGACGGGCTTAAATGGGAACTGCGTCCTTACCACGTCAACGGCCAAGAGCACACGCGCTGGACGCGGGTCAAGGCGGACGGCTCCGAGGTCCACGAGCCGGACCAATCCGATACCACCACACCGCCTCCGGGTGACAAAGATCCCCCAGCGGACACGTTCGATAGTGCTGCCGCCGGGAAGGAACTGGTGGCACAGAAACTATTGCCCAGCGACGCGGAAATCGAAAAGATCCGAAACGATGGAGCCGGTACGGGCGGCCGGGATAAAGCAAATACGCCCGAACGAAGATGGGAACGTGCGATTGCCGTGATTCTCGGCCCGGGCTGGAAGGCGAGTGAAAGGGGTAACAGCGCCGACGATGTGAGTGGAAGTATTACTATCAACGGCGTCACGTGCCGCGTCGTCCTTGATGGGAAACTGTCCGGCGCGAACAGTTTCTCTTACGTCCAAGACGCAGGAGCAGCCCGCAACAAATTAGACGAGGCGGCCAAACAGGAAAACACGATCGTGGTCTTTCTCGTCGCCCATGTCATCCCCAAAGCACACGACGGAAGTGCTGCGGCCGATGGTGTGACTATGCGGATCGGCGTGCACCCGCAAACCATTTCGTGGTTAAATGATGACATCAAGAAAGCGGGTGAGTCCGGGCCGTTTTCGATACTAACCGGTGCCGAGTACCACGCCCTCCGAACGGGCGACCCGACGGCCATCGAAACACTCCGCAATAATGTTTTCGAGAAGCTCCAGAACATCAACCTCGACAACTACAACACAGCTCAGGGCAACGCAGCCGGCAAGCAATTAGAGAAAACCACTGACGAAACGAATAAAATGGCGGATACGGCCAAGAAGCTCGGCGTTTCGGAAGAGGAGATCGGAAAGACCGTGGCACTTGCGTCAGCCAAACTACCTGAAGCAGTACAGATCGCGCAAGTTGGGGCGCTAGTGGACAAATTCTCCGATGATGCTATTGCCAAAATGGAACGACTCCTCGCGGCCGCCAAAGCCAAACGACAAGCTACTCAGCCATAATAGTTTATAACGCGATTTGTTCACATACTGGTAGAAATTAAAGCCATAGGATCTTTCGACAATGGACGCAAATGAAGCCATCAAGCGGTTAGCACAGGCCGCTGAGAAAACGGCCCAGAGTGCTCAAGAGCATATCGATCGCGGAACACATCCGGAAGCCGTGGGGTTCCACCTTGCGAATGTTGCGAGCGACCTTCCCGAAGCCGTTAAACTCGCACAAGTCGAGTATTTGGTTGACGGACTATCTGATGAAGCCATTGCGGAGCTGGAACGGCAACTCGCTGTTGCAAAATCGCAGCGACAGAAAGATAACGGCGATCAACCCAAAACCTGACCGCCCTTTCCCGCGTGCCCACAGCGCCGCTCATGGGGCCTTGGGCTTCTCGTTGGCGGGCACGTCGTCTTCGTCCGGCAAGGGCGTGCCTCTGGTGTCCGATGGCTGCTTAAATCCCTTCGGGAGTCTTGCGCGTTCTAAATTCGCACCCTTCAAGTCAGCGCCCTTCAAGTCAGCGCCCTTCAAATTCGCCCCCTCCAAGTTCGCTCTCTTTAAGTTCGCCCCCCTTAAGTTTGCGCCCTTCAAGTTCGCTCCCTTTAAGTTCGTGTTCTCCAAGTCCGAATCTACTAAATTCGCATTAGTTAGGTTTGCATCAGTCAAATTTTCGCCATCGAGATTCACGCTTTTCAAACGGCAGTCAATCATTTTTGCGCTTGAGAAATCAGCGTCGCTCATGATTGATGTATCAATAATTGATCTAGATAAATCTGCACGTCTAAACACCGCGTCTGTAAAATCACATCCAACCAAACTACAATCACTTAAGCTAGAATACCCAGCGTACGCACAATTAAAATCCGATCCATCCAAACTAGCACCAATGAATTGATCTCCTTCAAACGCCATCATTCGCGCGTCTATGTTGTGGAGTGTTTGCCGAGAAAAATTGATGCCGGTCTGCCAGCCATACGCTCTCACACCGATTCGCAGCCGCAGGAATCGTCCTAAATTGATACTCCCTTCGCCATCAGGATTGGGAATTGGCGTTTCGTCGCTGAGGCCACGCGACAATCCAAAATATCCCATCAGGCACTGATCCCAATAGTTAATCAATAATCTTATAGAATCCAAGCAATCAGGGACAACTTGACCTTCTGGAACACCAACATTAGCTGACTTCCAACCGTGGGACGGGGGAGCCACAATGTCGGCCCAGAGGCCGCGCAAAAGCCGATTCATCAAATCGACGCTTGCTTTCGGCTTGCGTGTGAAACCGAAAGCTCGAAGCCGACTCACCAGCTTCTCTGGAGTTTTTGTCAATTGCCCAAGTTCCGTGACTAGTTCATCGAGCAGAAGTCGCTCTACCTCACGTAACGGAAATTGTGCTAATGCCTGCATCGCGTCATCGCGTTTGCGGCGGAATAGACTTGGTTTAAAATCTAACGGGTCTTGGTGTACCTCCAATAGCGCACGAGCGCACCACTCTGCTAAAAGATACTGCCGAAACCCCTCGGGTTGGAACTCGAATTCGTTTTGGCGTACATCGCCGGGATCGAAAAAATGCAGTACGAATGCGGTCCGCACGTCTTTGAATCGTAGTTTCTCACACACTTCAGGGGTGAGCATGTCCTTCAGTAGTGCCTCCGAACACTTCCCATTGGACTTCGGCCATGAGGCTAAATACGCCATTTCCTGAAGCAGCAACCGATACCCGTCTTTCATATCTGGCGGCAGAGGGAATTGTTCACCGCTTTTCTGGAGTTTACCTGAGATCGTCTCGTCCACGAATGTGCGGAAAACTTCCGCTCGGCTCAAGCGCGTCCCCCCAACAGCTAATGGATGAACGTATCGAGCAAGCATGTATAGTAGCAAAGGATTGGCAGTCACAGTCTTGTCGGCCAGCTGCCGCAGACGCTTATCGGTCACACTCACGTCTGCGGTGCGCATCCGCCAGCGAATCGCCCAACCACTCACCTCCTCTTCCTCAAACGGTAGAACGCGAACTACGAACGCCTTCCGCTCCCGCCACTCGGTCTGAATGTTGGTTGTCACCACGGCCGATCGCATTGCCACGACGACTGTGTGCCCACGATCAACGAGTTTCGCCAACTTCAAGAAAAGCTGCCACACGATCTCGTTCTGGTGGCTGCTCATTTCATCGAAACCGTCAATGAAATACACCACCCGATCCTGACGTGAGAGATCTTCGGTCGGCAATCCGTATTCGGTGCGCACTTGTTCGGCGATGGCTTCAAGCAGGTTCGAGTTTTGGTAAATTTCACGCCACCGCACGAACACGACCGGTAGCTTCTTATCCGAAACGTACTGCTTAGCTGTTTCTGAAGTGAGGACGCGCATCAGGCACGATTTCCCGGCGCCCATGTCTCCAAAGAGAACCACGAGTCGCGCGCGGGCCGCGGCAATGTGTCCCGATACAGCTCCGTAGCCCTTGATTTCGGGTACCTTCTCCCAATCAATCTCACTCTCTGTCCGGCCCTGCGGTACGCGCCCGTCGAAGTCCGCGCACTTAATTCGAGGCGGAATGAAAAGTTCGTCCTGCGGCACTTCGCCGAACAACCGGACTTGGTGGACTGTTGACAACTCCTCTGCGAGCAACTCCAATCCCTTTCGCCCCGCAGCGTCTAGCGCCTCTTGCAAGCGCACCTTCACGTCCGGTTTCTGGAGTAATTTCTCGACCGTTTCCGCCAGTGCGTCAGCGGTGCGCCCGCGGATCGCGTCTATAGTCCGGCGGTTCTCCAGAGTGAGCCGACCGTCGGCCCGGCACGCCCCCGCGAACCATGCTTCCGCAACGTCAGCTAGTTCGCCAACGAGCGGCCACGACCGACTGGTACGCATCCCGCTGCGCCCGAAAAGCGAAAGCCACGAGAACTCCCGCGCCAACAGTTCGTTGGCCTTCTTGACACCGCCCTCGGGATCTTTAACAAACGCGCGCCAAGTCTCCTCTTGGCACAGCTCGTGGTGCTCAACGCGGGCCTTCTGGATTTGATTGAAGAACGTGGTGCTCAGTTCCGACGCGATGAGTTGCTCGGCGGTCGGGTCCGGGATTTGTCGGCTGGCGATCTTGAATACAAGGCCGATCGGCCCGCCGATACCGGCGAAGTCATCGATCATGTCACGCAGCGGTCCCTTTTCGAGCGTGGCCTTGATAGTACCAGTGGTCGCTTTGCTGACGTCGTCGACCCACTCACCGATCTTCTGCAGAGTCTTCTTGAGAGCCACGGGCGACCTCGTTTTGATTCGGGCGGTGATTACGCGAGCACGTCCTGAGATTGTGCCGAACGAACGAAGCGATGTGAAGTTAAAACTGAAGCCTTAACCCGTAGTTCAGGGTCGCCCCCCTGCCCTTCGGCCCGATCGAATCGCACCTCCCCGCACCGGTCCGCGCCCCGGCGCTTGCAGTACAATTACCCGTACCGCAAGTGCCTTTACAGTAAGGGAACGGATGGACGCCAGACTGTTAGACTACCTGCAACGCATCCTCACCGCCCGCGTGTACGACGTGGCCGCCGAGTCGCCCCTGGAGCGCGCCGCGCGCCTCTCGGCCCGGGTGAGTACCCCCGTCTGGCTCAAGCGCGAGGACACCCAGCCGGTGTTCAGCTTCAAGCTCCGCGGCGCGTACAACAAGATGGCCCGCCTGTCCCCGGACCAGCGCGCACGCGGGGTCATTTGCGCGTCCGCCGGGAACCACGCCCAGGGTGTCGCACTCAGCGCCCGGCGCCTCGGGTGCCGCGCCGTCGTCGTGATGCCCGTCACCACCCCGCGCCTGAAGTCCGACGCGGTCCGCGCGCTCGGCGCCGAGGTCGTGCTCCACGGGGACAGCTACACCGACGCCTACCACCACGCCGCCGAACTCGGCGCCCGGTCCGACCTCACGTTCGTCCACCCGTTCGACGACCCGGACGTGATCGCCGGCCAGGGCACCATCGGCATGGAGATCCTGCGCCAGCACCCCGGTCCGCTCCGCGCGATCTTCGTGCCGATCGGGGGCGGGGGCCTCGTCGCCGGGGTCGCCGCATACGTGAAGGCCGTGCGCCCGGAGGTCCAGGTGATCGGCGTGCAAATGGCCGATTCCGACGCCATGCACCGGTCCGTTCAGTCCGGTGAGCGCGTTCAACTAAACGACGTGGGGCTGTTCGCCGACGGCACCGCGGTGAAGCTCGTGGGCGCGGAAACGTTCCGCCTCGCGCGCGACCTCGTGGACGCCTTCGTGACCGTGGACACCGACGCGGTGTGTGCCGCCATCAAGGACGTGTTCGAGGACACCCGCAGCATCCTGGAACCCGCGGGGGCAATGAGCGTGGCCGCGGCGAAGCGGTTCGCGGAGGAGCACGGTCCAAGCGACCTGGGGCTGGTGGCCGTTACCAGTGGGGCCAACATGAACTTCGACCGGCTCCGGTTCGTGGCGGAGCGGGCCGAGGCGGGCGAGGGGCGCGAAGCGCTGTTCGCGGTCACGATCCCGGAGGAGCGCGGGAGCTTCCGGCACCTGTGCGAAGCGATCGGCCGGCGCAACGTGACGGAGTTCAACTACCGCATCTCCGACGAGCGCGTGGCGCACGTCTTCGTGGGCCTGGCGGTGAGCGACCGAGAAGAAGCCCGGGCGCTGCACCGGGCGTTCACCGACATGGGATTCGAGGCCCTGGACCTGGTGGACGACGACCTAGCAAAAGACCACATCCGCCACATGGTGGGCGGCCCGAGCCGGCTGGCGCGCGACGAGCGCCTGTACCGGTTCCAGTTCCCGGAGCGCCCCGGTGCGCTGGTGCGCTTCCTGACGGCCATGCCCCCGGACTGGAACATCAGCCTGTTCCACTACCGCAACCAGGGCGCAGACTACGGGCGCATCCTGGTCGGGCTCCAGGTGCCCGCCGGCGACCGGGCCGCGTTCGAGGCGTTCACGACCGCGCTCGGCTACCCGTGCGTAGACGAAACCGCGAACCCCGTCTACCGCCTGTTCCTGTGCTGAAGCAAGCCCTCTACCCACTTCCGCGCCCCGGTCCGCCGGGGCGTGTTCATTTCCCCGACGCGAGTCGCGTGTCCGCGGTCGTTGGTCATCAGTCGGTAGCCCCCTGCCCTGGCTCGAATCTGGCGAAGCGCCAACCGCGCCGCAGCCAGAACACCAGATCCGGGACGAACGCTCCACGACCACCGGTCCCGAATGACCAACCTGACACTGCGCGGCGCGGAGCCGTCCGACTGGCTGTTCCTGGACCACCTCCAGCGCCGCCACCACGACGCGATCGGGTACTTGCCGCGCGTGGCTCTGGAAGAAGCGATCGACCGGCGCCGGGTGCTCCTGGCCGTGGAGAACGACGCCCCGGCGGGGTACCTGTACGGCAAGGCGACGTACCAGCGCCGCGCGGACGTGGCGATCATCTTCCAGGCGGCGATCTGTTTCGACGCGCGCCGGCGCCAGATGGGAACGGCGCTGGTGAACGAGTTCCTGGGCCGCTTACCCGCGGACGTGCGCCAGGTGTGCTTGTGGTGCGCCTCCGACCTGGACGCGAACCAATTCTGGTCGGCGCTGGGGTTCGAGGCGGTGGCGCATCGCGCCGGCTCCCAGCGCACGGGGCGCACGCACGTGTTCTGGTGCCGTCATATCAACGGCGGCGCGGGCACGTTCTGGGCGCCCGACGCCACGCGCGGCGGCGCGATGCGCGAAACGAGGGCAGTGGTGCGGATGGGAGATATCGTTACAACTTTGGCAGAAACACTGCGGGCGACACCTTGAAGTACGCGGCTAGTTTGACAACGTGTTCCTTGGTCAACGTCCGGGTACCAGTGAGTACCGCGGAGATGGTCGATTGGGCGATGCCGGCGCCCTTCGCGAGCGCGGGCTGGCTCAACGCGCGCTCGGCCATCAGAAGCCGCAGCACATCGGCCTCGGTCGCGTCCGGGATCGGGTGCGCGGCAGATTCGTACTTGTGAACGATATCAACGAGAACATCGAGGTAGTCCGTCTCGCCCTCGTCCAGTTCGCGGCGCATCAGTTCCCCCACCACATCGAGCGCCGCCGCCAATTCCTCATCGGACCGAATCGCGCGAAGTGGAAACGCGGCATTGAGTGTGAGGTACGACTTGGGCACGGGGCGCGGGCGCGGCGATCGAGTGCGCGTCGGCATTACACGTCTCCGGTTACGAGCGCAGCGCGCTATTTCTTATTCTTGGGCGCGCGTCTAACAGATCTCGCGCCTTTCTTCGGCCGCGGTTTGTGACAGCCACACTCTTCGGGCCAAGTGTTCTTGTCGTACTCGGAATGCGCCATCACCTTGCGAACCAACACGAGCCCCGAACGGGCACCGTCGGCGAACCGAACAAAGGCGATCAGTCGGATGTCGTTATTGGCGACGTCGAAGACGTAACAATCGCCCACTTTGTCGGTGGACCGAAAGTCCGCGCGCAGCTCTGCGAAGTTGTGCCACGTTGCGGATTCGACGACCTTGTACCACGCGCGCAAACTCGTTTCCGAGCCCCGCGGACTTCTGGGATCGGCCCAGAAGTCTTGCAGCGCTTTGAGAGACATCACACGCACAACGCGCCCGCCCGCGACAAACGGCCCGAAGTCGAAATTATCGCATTCCGCGATAGAGCCATCAAGGGCAAAGCAACTCGTTGTTCGCTGCACCCGTAGTGCAGCGCGGATAGATAGGAATGAAGGAATTATTTCACGATTTCAATACGACGGCTGAGTTCGTCAGAGATGGTAATATCAGTGCCTGCCACTGACACTCCCCTTAAGCGTGGAAGGCCACTGAGAATATCGCCATTCACTACGTTCTGGCACTCTCGAATGGATAGTATTTCCAAACCGCTCAAAACAGCAAGTGGCGCGAGGTCCGTTACCGCTTCTCTGTAGTTCAGTTCTAATCTCCACAAGTTAGAAAGTCCCGCGATTGGCGCGAGATCCGTTACACCATTGCACCGACTCAACCCCAATTCTTCTAACCCGGTCTGCCCGGCAAGCGGGGTGATGTCCGTCACGCCATCGCAGTGGGTTAACATCAGTTTCTTCAAGTTGGAAAGTCTGGAAAGAGGATCAAGGCATTCCAGATCATAGCAAAAACTCAAATCCAATTCTTCTAAACAATGCAACGCAGATAGTGGTGCAAGGTTTGTCACTCTGCGACATGAACTCAAATCCAATCGCTTTAAGTTCGTGAGCCCAGCAAGTGAAGAAAGGTCCGTCAGTTCACTACAGTCCTGTAGAGACAAATCCAAGAAAGGTACCACTCCGGCTAAGGTGCGAAGCCCTTCCAGGTCAGAATCGTCAACTTCAAAATTGACTTCGAGTCGGTATACTCGATCCGGCATGAATGTAATCTCGCGCGTACTGAATCCGATCCGCTCCCATTCCGCGTTCGGATTATTGACTGGACGTGAGTGCCATACGCCCGGTACGTTCGCGTTCCGCTTCATGAGAATAGGCGCTACTGGACATCCCGAAAGCAACGACACCAGCGCCTCGGCCCACTCGACGGCATCCACAGGACGGCGCGACGGATCGGAAACGCTTTTCACGATCAACCGAATCAACCCGTCGGGCACACCCAACTCTTCCAATTTGTCGCGCGCGTCGGCCCCGGGAGCGCCCAGCTCACCCGTCAGCATCTGATACGCCATCACCCCGAGTGCGTACACGTCGTCGCGAGGGTCCGGGCCGTTGCCCGCGAGTTGCTGGGTGCTGGCGTGCGGGGGCGTGCCCGCCGATCGGAGCATGGTGTCTACGCGAACCGTGAACTCGGTGTGCCCGGTTGCATCAGCAACGGCCGCGGTCACCGCAGCACCGCCGATCCCGAAATCGGTGATGCGCGGCACGTCCCCGTCCATCAGCACATTCTTCGGTGTCAGGTCGCGGTGAACGATCTGGCGTTCGAGCCGGTGGAACTGCCCGACGGCGCAAGCGATTGTGTGTAACAGCGGAACCGAACGGGCCACGCGATCGGTCACCGAGAGTGCTTGCATCTCGTTAATGACGTTCGCAACCGAACGGTTACCCGGGACGAATTCGTACATCAGCCACGGGATCTCGCCCCGCAAGTTGCACTCGTAGAGAGGCACGATGTTCGGGTGCCCCCCGGCCGGCGTACTGGTGTGCTGTTGCACATACGACGCGACGTTCGACTCGTGCCGAGCCACGTCCGGTAGTCGCTCACGAGCGACCGCGTGGGTACAAAACTTGACGGCGCGCGATTCGTTCGTCTGACGGTGCCGCGCGAGCCACACCTGCGCGAATCCGCCCTTCCCGATTAATTCCACAAGAACCCACATCTCGGCGTGCGGCACGCGATCACCCGGCACAAACACAGGCCCCCCGACGGCGCCTTCGCGCTGTCTGCGAGCCCGCGATGGGGACGGCACAACCGTCTGGGCCTCGTCTTGCGGGTTCGCTGGTTCCGAGGGTGTGTCCTCGGCGGGCCAGCCAGCGGGAGCGCCGTAAGGCCAAAGCGCCCCAAAGAAGTCCGGCGACACAGGTGTGTTGTCGGTCCACTCTGCTGTACCGAGTGCCTCCACGAGTGCCACATAGTCGAGGCGAATGGCGTGCCGCGCACTGAAAGAACAGGCCCGAGCAGCAGAGGAAGCATAGTCTGCCGCAGAAGCGGAAGACCGGGCCGAATCAGCAGCGCCAGCGGCATCGGCCGCATAATCCGCAGTTTTGGCGACAGCATACGCAGCCCTAGCACCCTGTGCACCGGCCACCGCCGCGACCTGAGCGGCTGCGTCAGCCGCAGTACGAGCTGCGGTTAGGCTGCACGCCGTTGCCGCAGCGCGTGTGGCGACCGCGACCGCGTAAAGCACGGCGGCCGCAGACTCGGCCGGCGCAGTTGGCCAATCGCGCAGAAATAGCGGCAGCACGCGGCGCGCACAGCGGGCCGCAAACGCGACGCGCGCCCAGCGCGGCAGCGCGGTAATCTCCGCCACGGTCGGGATCGTCGGTTCGCTCATTACCGCCTCGTATCCGCCGAATCATTCTGAAGCAGTGGATGATCTTAGTCTAACCGACGCCATTGCAGCAAGCGCCGGCTGAATTAAGCGGGCCGCCCGCACCGCTCTGCCATCGGTCGGGCATGGCGACCCAACGACTCACCGAACGCACCGCCGCCCCCTTCGCCGGGGCGCGCGTGAACCGCGACTCCGGCACCATCGACGACGTGCTCATCTGCGGCACCGCCAGCGCCAACGGGCGCGACTACCCCGTCAGCGTCTTCAAGCGCGACTACAGCAAGTACGAGGGCAAGCCGGTCAACTGCGACCACGGGCGCGAGAGCACCGTGGACCGGCGGTTCGGCTGGTTCACCCGCGTGCGCCCCGGACCGACGGCGCCCGCGCGGGCGACTCAATTGTCTGAAAAGTCACCCGATGTACGAGCGGGTGATGGAAGCCGCCGAGCGCAACCCGGCCCTCTTCGGGTTCTCGCACGTCGCCATGTGCGACACCCGACGCGGTCCCAACGGGCGCGAGGTCGTGGAGGCGATCCGTGAGGTCGAGTCCGTCGACTTGGTCGCCCAGCCCGCGACCACCAAAGGGCTCTTCGAGGGCCGGTCCGCGCCGTTCAGCGCTCAACACATCGTCGCGTGGGGCGCCAAGCTCCCAATACCCGTCCGCCGCACCGAGGCCGATATGGACTCCAGCATCCCCGCCGACGACACCACGATCCCCGCGCCCGCAGACGATTACGACGATACCGACGATACGACCGACACCGAAACGGACGACACCAACGACGCCATCAGTGCCAGCTTCAAGGCCGCGATCACGGCCGTAATCGACAAGGCGATGGCGGGCGAATTGGACGCGCGGGCGGCCCTATCGAAGATCCGCACGCTACTCAACAGTCACGCCGACGCGACCAACGACGACGGCACCCCGGACACCGACGGAGACCCGACCACGCCCGAGTCGCGCCAGAAGACCGGCGCTGCCATCTGGGGGGTGATCGATGCGTGCGAGAAGGGCGGGTTCGCGGGCTACACCCGCGCCGACCTGGATCTCATCGCCGCGGTCCCGGCCGAGCGCCGGGCGGTCCTCATCGAGCGACTGAAGGAGGGGGCCTACGAGCGCCCCACGAGCGCCGGGCGCGGGCGCATCACCCCGCGCGTGAGCGGTTCCCAGCGGACCACCGAGAGCAAGCCCCCCACCGACGCGAAAGCGTTCGCCGAGTGGCTCAAATAACCATCAGTTCTAGAGTTCCAGGCTTCAGAGTTCCAAGTCCTGGCACGGGCCAGTTTTTACTTGGAGTTACCGAACCGCGGAACTGGGAACTCCGAAACTTGGGACTCTGGAACCAGGAGCACACGTGTCCAACATCCTCCGTCAAGCCAACGCGCTCAAAGAAGCCAAAGACACCTTCGGCGTTTACGACGAGTTCGGCTGGTACATCAGCCCGCACCAGTGGACGAGCGTCTTGACCGATTCCGGCACGGCCGTGGCCGGGGGCGTGGGCGGAGTCCTCACGCTGACCAACTCCGACGGCACCGTCGCGGACAACGACGAGGCCTACGTGTACTCCACGGTCGCCATGTTCCAGCCCGCGGCCAACAAGCCGCTCTACGCCGAGGCCCTGGTGAGCTTCACCGAGGCCAACGTGAGCGCCGCAAACGTCGCGTTCGGGCTGGCCAGTTCGGTCGCCGCGGATCTCATCGCGGACAACGGCGCGGGCTTGCGGGCCAGCGGTACTGTGGTCGCCATCTACAAGGTGGACGGCGAAACCGTGTGGCGCTGCGTAAGCCGCAACGGGTCCAACGTCACCATCAGCCTGAGCACCGCGACCGCGGGCGGCTCCTACCAGCAGCTCGGGATCGAAATCGTGGACGTGCTCACCGCGTCCGCGACCGTGGTGTTCACCGTCAACGGCCAACTGCTCATCGATTCCATCAGCGGCCTGCCCATCAAGCACACGCTCCCGCTCAGCGGTATCGCCGCGGCGAGCCTGTTCGCGGGCGGGAAGAATGGGTCCACGAGCCTCGAAACCTCGCTCTGGGACTACGTGGGTTGCTGGCAAGCGCGGTAACCGCCAACGGCGTCGAAGGTCACAAGGTCGAAAGTCGTAAAGTCCGGATTCATCCTCACGACCTGCGACATTTCGACTTTCGACCTTGTGACCTAATTCCGGACTGACCTTACGATCTTACGGCGCCCGAAGGACTAAAAATGAACCACAAGAAGCTCGTCGAATCTGTGAAGGCCCACGGCCCCGAGGCCCTCGCGGGGCTGAACGGGGCGCTGGCGGCCAAGGCCCTCCGGCCGCACGAACTGGACCTGGGAGCGCTCTTCATCGAGTGCTTCGGGTACTCCAATTTCTCCCACTGCCGCCAGCACCTGGGCGACTGCGCGAGCCGCGCGCACGACGTGATGACCCGCGCCCGCGTGGAGGAAGCGGCCGGGGCCAACTCCACCGCCGCGTTCCTGAACATCACCCAACAGTTCGCGTACTCCGCGGTGCTCGAAGCCTACGACGTGCCCTCGCGCGTGTTCGTCAACGCCATCCCCACGCGCCCCTCGAAGTTCAAATCCGAGCGCCTGCCCGGGATCACTCACATCGGGGACGAAGTGGCGGTAGTCGAGGAGGGTAAGCCGTACCCGGAAGTGGGCGTCTCCGAGGACTGGACCGACACCCCCGAGACGAAGAAGCGCGGCATGGTGGCCCGGGCCACGAAAGAGGCCGTGTTCTTCGACCAGACCGGCGAGTTCATGAACCGGCTCAGTTTTTTGGGCGAGTGGCTGGGCGTCAATGACGAAAAGCGCGCCATTGACTGTGTCATCGATGCGGGCGAAACCGCGAACAACCAGTACCGGTACAAGTGGCGCAACACGTCAATCCCCACTTACGGGGACAACAGCGGCACCCACACCTGGGACAACCTGGCGAACGGGCTCACGCTCACAGACTTCAACTCGATCAACACCGCCTGGCAGGTGCTCGTGGGGATCACCGATCCCTACACGGGCGAGCCGCAAAACGTCACCATCAAGCACATCTGCGTGCCCCCGGCGCTGGCGTTCACGGTCCCGTTCGCGCTCAAGGGCATGGTGAAGCGCACCGCCCCCGGCTACGCGACCAGCGGGAACCCCACGGGCACGGAGATCGACAACCCGGTGGGCGACATCGTGGGCAACCTCCAGGTGCTCACGAGCCAACTGTTCCGGAACCGGAGCGGGTCCGATACCGCCTGGTTCATGGGGGATGTGGGCCGGGCCTTCGAGCAGATCGAGAACTGGCCCCTCACGGTCACGGCGATCGGCGCGGGGAGCCAGCTCGAATTCGACAACGACATCATTTTCCAGTCGAAAGTGTCCAAGCGGTCCACGTTCAGCACGCGCCAACCCCGTGCAATGGTGAAGTGCGCGTAGCCACCAGTGGGATTCTTTGGTCTGTATTCTGTGGCACAGGCCTCTGGCCTGTGAAGGCACGGCACAGGCCAGAGGCCTGTGCCACAAGCAATGCGGCGCGATCAGATCAAGCATTACTAATTGATTCAGGTGGCAACTATGGCCAAGAGCAGAGACGAAGACGCGAAGTCCAAATCAAAGGCGAACGCCCCGCGCTCGTGCCACCAGAACGAGCGCGCCGAGGGCGACCTGAAGCGCTTCAAGTTGCGCGCACAAAACGCCGGGTCGCGCGGGTACCGCTACGTGCTGGCACCGGACCGCGCCGGGGCCGAGGCGTTCTACCTGGAGGCCGAGGGACTGGGGGTCCAGCCCGAGGGGGCCGATCCGGTCCAGGTGTCGGTGGTGGAGCTGCCGGACTGACCCCGTGCCATCGGATAGGTGCGGGCCAAATAAGGGGGAGAATCGTGGCAACGCCATCGGCGCTCGACAACCTGAAAGCGGCCCACGCGAGCGCGTGCGCCAAGATCGCCGACGTCCTCGCGGACCCGAAACCCAATTACACGCTCCCCGGCGGCGTGTCGGTGGACCGGGACCGCTACTATGCCGGGCTGCTCGCGCGCGAAAAGGAGCTGCGCGCGGTCCCCGGGGTCGCGCCCGAAACCAACCCGGTGTTCACGCTCACGAGTGTCGCGCGATGAGTGACGAGTTGGACGGTATCGACTTCGGGCAAGATTTCGCGGACCTGGCACCGGGCCGGCGCCCCGTGACGATCGAGAGCGTCGACCCCGACGCCCCGACCACCGTCCGGTTCACGGCCGAAGACGTGCCCGCGGCGCGGCTCGTCACGAAGCCCGGTACGGCCCCGGCCCGGGGCGGCGAGGTGGGGTTCAGCGGCACCGAGTTCTGGTTCCGCACGGACCTGCTCGGGTTCGAGCCCAAGGCCCGGGACCGGATCACCGAGGCCGACGGAACGGTCTGGATCGTCGACGCGGCGGAGCTGACGGGCGGGGGCGGCCCGAGCGCGCTCGCCAAGTGCCCCGTGACACGGAGCCGGAGCTAATGCCCACGTCACCCAACGTGATCGCCGATTGCGTGGTCGCCGCGATCCGCGCGCTGAACCTGGTGCCGCCCGCGAACGTGGTGAAGCGCAAGGCGCCCTCACTGCCCCCGGGCAAGGAGCCGCCCGCGATCGTGGTGACCGTGGGCGAAGCGGGCGCCGAGGGGCGCACGGAGCCGCTCACGGCGACCCAGAAGATCAACCGCTACCCGACCACGGTGGTCGTCATCACCGCGGCCGGGGGCAAGGCCCTGCTCGACGACGAGGCGCTACGGGAGTGGCGCGACCGGATCGAGGACCGGATCGACGACCGGTCCCGTACCACGTTCGCCGCGCTCGCGGGGTTCAACAAGGTCGATACGGTCGGCAAGGCCCCGTTCGACGGCGCGGTTTTGCCAAAGGACTTGAACTACTCGGCCCAGACGTTCGAGGTCGAGGTGATCGAAACGAGGGCGACGTGAGCGAAGAGAAGCGGATCCCGGTGTTCGAGCGGCGCGCGGCATCGGGCGCGGTTCGCGAGCGCGTGTCCGGGGTGAACGGAACCCCGCAGGCCGGGGACCGCACCGGCCCGACCGTCACCTGGAACCTGAGGGCCGCGCCGCTCGCGGGCCTGCGCCCGCGCCCGGGGGACCGGTACCGCGACGCGGCCGGGGTGTCGTGGGCGATCACCAAGGTCGAGGCGCTCGCGGACGGGGCGTACCCGTGCGCGTGCTCCCGGGAAGTGTGACCCGTGCCCTACGTAACCATCTACCGCCGACCGACCGCGAGCGGGGATCTGTTCCGGCAGATTTCCGGCCTGGGCCTCCCGAGCCCGGACGACCCCGAAGACCCGTTCGGCGTGTCCGAGACGTCGTTCACGGTGCCACAGGCGAAGTTGGCCGAAGCCCAGATCGACCCGCCGAGAGCGGGGGACCAGATCATGGACAGCGCCGGGCGCTGGTGGGCGGTCGGCGCGGACCAGGAACAAGACCCGGACGGATACACCGTCGATTGCGGCGGTGCGTGAGGAACAAGGCCCATGAGCATCACCGGCAAGTACCTGACGGCAATGGTCTCGGCGGCGCCCATCGCGGGCACGCACGAGTGGAGCGCCAACGAGACCGGGGACCGGCTCGAGGCGACGACCGGCGCCGACAACGGGCGCGGGCGCAAGCACGTCGGCGTGATCGACAGCCGGTTCCGCATCCGGTTCTACTTCGACATCACGACCGGTGCGGCCAACTTTATCCGCACCGGCACCACGCTCAGTGATCTCGCGCTGTTCGCGGACAAGGACGCGGACACCCCGATCTACCTGATCGAGAGCGCGACCGTGTTCGATTTCAACATCGCGGGCCAGGTGCGCGACCGGTTCATCGTGGACGCGGACATCGAGGCCAACGGCGACGTCATCGACTTCTCGGACGGGAACTAATGGCACGCACCCTAGCAGAAATCTTGAACAGCCCCGCCGACTACGTCTACGAGGGCAAGGCGTACAAGCTCCGGGAGGCCGCGCTCGACGAGTGCGGCCAGTACCAGCGGTGGATGGAACAGGAGGCCCGCGCGAGCGCGGCCCGCGCCACGGAGCTGCCCGAAGAGGACCGGCGCAACCTGCTCCGCGACGTCCAGGCCGACATCGCGGCCCAGCGGTACGCCTGGGGCGGCGAGGCGTGCGTGAACAGCCTCCGCACCCCGAACGGGATCGCGAAGCTCCTCTCGATCGTGTGCGCCGACCAGGGCGTGACCGAGGCGCTCGCGCGGAAAATCGTCCAGAGCCACTTCCTCGACGTCGCCCAGTTGCTCCTCGGCGTCCTGGAGAGCGACCCCGAGGGAAAAGAGTTGGCGCCAATCCTGAACCGGATGGGGCTGGCGCCGAACTTCTTCCACAGCTCGTCACCGCCCTCGCCAACGCCCCCTACCGGCGCGACCTCCGGGAGCTCGGCCGGCTCAGCGTCACCCAGCTCCGGGCCGTCTTCCTCGACGTCGCCCGCGACGAGCACGGGCGCCCCGTCCTGACGGTGCCGAAGGGCAAGATGCTCTCGCCCCGGGCGCTCCACGATCTGCGGTTCTTCCTGCTCGGCATTCGCGCCCCGGAACTCGTCCAACAAGCGTGGGACGAGCACCAGGCGAAGAAGAAAGCGGCCTGCCCGAAGCGGCGCCGGAGGTGACCCGTGGACCGACAACTCCTGTTCGCGATCGAGCTGCTCCGGCAGGAGATCGCGCACCTCCCACTCGCGGTCGCCAGCAACGCGGCCCGGTCCGCGCAAGCGGCCCCCCAATCGGGCCGGCGCGACCCGATGACCATGTTGAGCTACAGTGCCAACGGGTCGGGCGGGTTCGCGGTCCCGGGCACGGCCACCAACCCGCTGAACGTGCCGCGCGCGGCCCCACCGGGGCGCGGGGCGCGGGTCGCGGGCGCCGCGGGGCAACTGGCGGCGGGCGGGTTCGGGAAGCTCCAGGCGGCGACCGCGACGCTCGGCGGGGCGTTCGGGAAGCTCCTCGGCCCGCTCGGGATGGTGACCACGTTTCTCACCTCGAGCGCCTCGGGGTTCTCCGTGTTGAACGGCGCGATGGACCTGTTCGCCAGCTCGTTCGGGGCCGTCGTGATGCCCGTCATGTACGCCCTGTCGGTCGCGTTCGTGGCCGGGGCCGACGTCATCAACCGCAAGCTCATCCCCGTGATGAGCGACTTCACCAAGAGCGTGCTCAACAGCGCGGTGCCCGCGATCGAATCACTCGCCAACATCGCGGGCAAGGCGGCAACGGCCCTGGCGTTCCTCACGAATAATAAACTCACGCGATTAATGAGCGACGACCGGGGCGGGATGCTCGGCGCGCTCGACCGCACCATCGATCGGGTCTCCGACGATACACCGTCCGGGCCGCAGAGCGACGGGAGCCGCATCGGGCGGGCGAAGAACGCGCACCGCATCGCGGACGACCTGGCGACACTGTTCCTGGGGCCGATCGCTGGGAACTCGCTCGCGGGCGCGAAAAACTGGTCGATGAAAAAGATACTCGGCCAGGAAGCGGACCCGTACTCGGGACCGGGGGTAACGGGCGGGAAGAAGAGCGAGGGGGCCGAGGCAACCGAGCGCGCCCGGCAGTTGGTGATGCAACAGTTACAGTTCAGCACGGCGCCCCGGGCCAACATCAGCAACGCGACCGGTAACTGGTCCCGCGCACAGATGGCGAGCTTGGGCATGTCGCCCTTCGAGCGCGAAAACCTCAAGAACCAGCGCGAGATACTGGCCCAGCTCATCAAGGGTAACAGCGAGGTGCCCGCGAGCGGCGCCTACACCGACTTGGTGGGCGAAGCGAACCGGCTCACCGCGGAGAACAAATAATGCCCGTTGATCCCGATACCGGAATGTTGCGCCCGTTCAATGACGATGAAATCGACGCGATGCAGATCCGCACGTTCGGCGTGCGCGACCAGTCCCACGGCGAGGAGACACGGCGCATCGGCGAGAACACGATGCGCAAGAGTTTCTTCGTTAAATGGGCCGAGCGGTTCAATTTCGTGGAATTGGTCTGTGGGGATCAGAAGACCTACGTCGAGAGCGGGTTCACGAAGCTCTCGCGGCTCTTGCCCGACGAGGTGTACGGCATCCACCACCCGGACTTCCCCGAGATCGTGGCGACGCGGATCGACAGCATCCGCGGCGCCAACGGCCCCGGGGTCGATGATGAGGATGGAGTGGTGGAGTACCCCGACGCGCGCGTCGATGTGTTCTATGAGCACGTCCCGTATGACCTCCTCACGGACGACGAGATCGCTGATGCGGAAGCGACCGAATTTGAGCGATACACGTACTTCGGAGGATCGACCGGGAGCGCGCAGAATATCAGCGTTCCCGGTGGCGCAATGCGGTACTGGCGCGAGCCCGGCGACGGGACTGCTGTTCCGCACAATACGCCCGTGCCTTACGGCGTTTCCATTAGCCGAGCGGAAGAGGAGTTCACCTGGAATTGGGTGCAACTACCCGAAAACGCATTCAGCCCGAACAGCAACCTGTACCAAAGAATTTACGGCACAACGGAAGGTGATTTACCGTTCATCGGGTGCATCAACAGTTCCCCGATTTTTGAGCGCCCGCACGGGACAGTGATGTTCACAGGCGTCACAGCAAAACTGGAACGAGCGCACACAGGAAAGGGGCGCCGGTGGTCACTGGAGTACAAGTTCGCTTATAGTTCACTCGGCTGGAACTGGCTGTTCTACCCAGACCCCGCCGGAACAAACGCGGGGTGGTACAACGTAAATAACACGGGGTACGCGGAAGCAGATACGCTCAACGATCACACATCGCTAGTACCCGGAGCGCGTGACCTCAATTTGTTGTTTAGCGTGGCGGCCGTCTAAGGCTTCTTCTCGACGGATTTCTTTTCAGAGAATGCCTTAAAGACTCCGTCAACCCCACTCACACCCTTCTTGACTACATACACCGTGCCATCGGCTTCAGTTATCTCTGAACCGGTGGTTGGTTCTGCTCGACCGACCGCATTTTTGCTGATCACTTTAAACAGGATGCGGTCTCCATTTACTATTTTTTCAGCTGTCACGTCTTCTTGCGGCTTCAGAAACTGTTTCCCTCGTGCGTCCCAGCTCTTCACGGTGATCTTCACCGCGGTCCCTTTCTTGTCGTCCTGTGCGGGCAGCGTATCGGGCATCGCGAGAACTCCCAGAAATGCGAGCGCGAGAGCGGACAGTATCAGTCGCACGGGTCGGCCTCCTTTGTAACGGGCGGACCCATGACACTACCACAACGAGCGGTAGCCGAAAGTGAACATGCGCTCGTCAGTCCTGATAGCAGATGTGCTCTTCGGCCGACTCGCGGGAACCGTGCAACTCATGAAGGTGAAGCCGACCCTGTTGCGGGCTCACAACGCGGAAGGGTGGCGCTGGCGCATCGAGTTCACGTTCGCGTACAGCGCGATGGGCTGGAACTGGCTGTTTTTCCCCGACCCGAGCGGAGTCAACGGGGGCTGGTACAACGTGAACAACAAGGAATATCAGGAAGCCGACGTGCTCGATGACCACCGGTCGCTCACCCCAGGGGCGCGCGACCTGAACATGCTGTTCAGCGTGGCCGCGGTTTAGGGCTTCTTCTCGATGGGCTTCTTCTCAGCCGTAGCCATGTACTCGCCCTTGTTGGTTGAACTGCCTTTCTTTACCACGTAGATTGTGCCGTCCGCATCCGTGATCTCAGAATTCGTCGTTGGTTGCCCACGGCCCACGGCCTGTTTCACAGGCACAAAAAAAGCGATCCGGCCGTTCAGCTCAACCCGACGCGCCTCGATATCTTCCTGCGGCTTAAGGAACTGTTTCCCCTGTGCGTCCCAGCTCTTCACGGTGATCTTCACCGTGGTCCCTTTCTTTTCGTCCTGTGCGGGCAGCGTATCGGGCATCGCGAGAACTCCCAAAAATGCGAGCGCGAGAGCGGACAGTATCAGTCGCACGGGTCGGCCTCCTTTGTAACGGGCAGGCCCATGAGACTACCACAACGGGTGGCCAAACGGGATCAAAGAGAAATGCTTGCTCGATTGGCGGCCGGGAACGTCGGGGACAAGGACGCGCGCTTCCATGTCCCCGAGATAAAGTACGTGCTCGTCCCCAGTGGGATTAGAGCCTGTTATGAACCTGGCGCGTGTGGAAACGCTTTGATTTCAGCGTGACGGCACATGCGTGCCAGACGGCCGCGACCCTCTTTCCATGTCCCCGCCCTGCGAAACTGCAAAAGCGCCGGGAAACCGAGCGGCGATCTGACCCAGGTTCATAACAGGCTCTAAGGTTTCTTCTCGACGGGCTTCTTTTCGCTGAATGCGCTGTACTTGCCGTCGGCCCCCCGGTTACCCTTCTTGACCACGTATACCGTCCCATCGGCTTCGGTGATCTCAGAGCCGGTGCGCGGTTCGGCGGTGCCGATTGCGACTTTCCCCGAGAGCTTAAACAGCACCCGACCTTCGTTCTCGATCTTTGTTGCTTCCACATTCTCGGCCGGTTTCAGGAACTGCTTGCCGGCCGCGTCCCAGCTCTTCACGGTGATCTTCACCGCGGTCCCGTTCTTGTCGTCCTGTGCGGGCAGCGTATCGGGCATCGCGAGAACGCCCAGAAATGCGAGCGCGAGAGCGGACAGTATCAGTCGCACGGGTCGGCCTCCTTTGTAACGGGCGGACCCATGACACTACCACAACGGGTGGTAGCCGAAAGTGAACATGCGCTCGTCAGTCCTGATAGCAGATGTGCTCTTCGGCCGGCTCGCGGGAACCGTGCAACTCATGAAGGCGAAGCCGACCCTGTTGCGGGCTCACAACGCGGAAGGGTGGCGCTGGCGCATCGAGTTCACGTTCGCGTACAGTGCGATGGGCTGGAACTGGTTGTTTTTCCCCGACCCGAGCGGGGTCAACGGGGGCTGGTACAACGTGAACAACAAGGAATATCAGGAAGCCGACGTGCTCGATGACCACCGGTCACTCACACCCGGTGCGCGCGACCTGAACATGCTGTTAAAGGTGGCCACTTAGGGCTTCTTCTTCTCACAGGTGGCTTGGTACTCGCCTGTGTTCGAGTCGGTTCCCGATTTAACCACGTAGACCGTACCGTCTGCGTCCGTGATCTCGCTCCCCGTGCGGGGCTTGCCCGTGCCAATTGCCTGTTTGCCTGGGACGAAAAAGTAAACCGCGCCCTTCAACTCCACTCGGCGCGCGTCTACCTCGGCCGGGTTCAGGAATTTTTTGCCCATTGAGTCCCAGCTACGAACCGTGATCTTGACCTTCGTTTCCTTCTTCTCGTCTTGTGCGGGCAGCGTATCGGGCATCGCGAGAGCTCCCAGAAATGTGAGCGCGAGCGCGGATAGGGTTCGTCGCACGGGTCGGCCTCCTTTGTAACGGGCAGGCCCATGAGACTACCACAACGGGTGGCCAAACGGGATCAAAGAGAAATGCTTGCTCGATTGGCGACCGGGAACGTCGGGGATAAGGACGCGCGCTTCCATGTCCCCGAGATGAAGTACGTGCTCGTCCCCAGTGGGATTAAGGTTTCTTCTCGGCGGGCTTCTTTTCGCTGAATGCGCTGTACTTGCCGTCCCCGTCGAACGAGCCTTTTCGGACAACGTAAACTGTACCGTTTGCGTCGGTGATCTCGGACTTGGTTGTCGGTTGCGCTCGCCCAATAGCCACCTTCCCTGAAATCTTAAACTGCACCTGGCCCTCGTTCTCAATCCGGGTCGCTTCCACGTCTTCCTGCGGCTTAAGGAACTGTTTCCCTCGTGCGTCCCAGCTCTTCACGGTGATCTTCACCGCGGTCCCGTTCTTGTCGTCCTGCGCGGGCAGCGTATCGGGCATCGCGAGAACGCCCAGAAATGTGAGCGCGAGAGCGGACAGTATCAATCGCACGGGTCGGCCTCCTTTGTAACGGGCGGACCCATGACACTACCACAACGGGCAGCCGCCGAAAGTGAACACGCGCTCGTCAATCCTTACGACACATGCACTCCTCGACCCGAACGAGCCGGGGCGAAATGCGATAACGCAAGCAATTCCGACCCGTGTTGCCGCAGGGATTGCTCCGACGGACATCGACATCAGAAGACACAGACCTCCCGTAACTTTGACCAGCCACTTCACACTTCCCCCAAAATAACCAACATTCGGCTCCCCCGGTTCACGCCCCTTGTCGCCGGGCCGCGGCAAGGGTGGTAGCGAGCGGCTCCTCGACTTGAATCGTGGCACCGGTCGCGACCGTTCCGAATCGCCCTCGTCATTTTTGCACGGCGTCGTCGGTCGGGTGAGGCGGATCTCCGGGCGTGCCACCTCCGTTTCGCGACGGATCTGAACGGCTGCGTGCAAGTGCCGGCGTGCCATTGGCCCTTCATGCGGCCCACTTCGTCATTCCCGAACCCGTCCTCACCGTACTTCCTGGTGCGCATTACCGCGGCCCTGGGGGGCGGCGAGTACGCCTTTCAGGAACAGTGGCTCCTCCCGGACGGTACCTACGCCGACAAAGTCGGGGGGCGCTACGGCGGCAGCGAGAACCCGGGCGTCGCGCTCACGGGCGTGGCGCTGGAGGTCGGGGACTGCGCCCTGTGCCGCTCGGCCGACGGCGCGGGCGGGCTGACGTGGGAACTGGTCAAGCAAAAGGGCACGTGCGGCACGACCACGACCACGACCGCCGGCCCCCCAACGACCACCACGACCACCGGCCCGTGTTCGGGCTCCTGCCAGTGGACCTATTCGGCCTCCGCGAAGGCCTGGTCCCGCGCGAGCAGTTCGTGCGGAACCGGGTGCGCGTGCCTCGCCCCCACCTTCTGCCCGGCGACCGATGCCTGCACCAGTACCGCCTGCGGGCACTTCGGAACGGACCAGGCGCCCCCGTTCTGCGGCGGCGCGACTACGACGAGCGGCGCGTGCACGACAACGACTACCGCCCCGGGGCCGGGGTGTACCGCCGGGTGCACCTGGTACTGCCACCCGACCCGGGGGTGGCTGCTGAAGAACAACGGGTGCGCGGGCAGTTGCCCGTGCGGCGCCCCCGCGACCCCGTGTACCGGTTCGTGCGAAGAAACGAGCACGCCGTGCGTGCCCCCGCCCCGCCCCCGCGGCCCTACTGCGCCGGGGGGTGCCGCTGGGTCTGGGTCACCCCCGAGAACTACTGGTACAAGCTCTCGGACTCGTGCGCCGGTGTGGGCGTGCCCAACTGCTACTGCGACCGGCCGGCCCCCGACGGCACCGAGTGCGCGGAAGAAGCTAGTACCTTGTGCTACGTACACGGGAGCCCGACGGGCAGCCCCCCGTGCAGCGCGGTCACCACCACGACGGGGGGACCGGGGTCCGGGTGCGAGGGGACGTGCCTGTGGGGTAGTTCGAGTGGCGCGTCGTGGGACACGATCCTCCGCGCGTGCCCCGCGTGCGACTGCGCCCCACCGGTGGGCGCACCGACGGGCACCTGCTCCCAGGCCGAGGGGCCGTGCGTCCCCGGGGTAACGACCACCACACCGGGCGCCACGACTACGACCGCCGGTACCTGCGGGAACTGCACCTACCAGTGCAACCACACCGGCATCGGCTACCACTACGTGAGCTCGGCGTGCGGCGCCGGGTGCGGGTGCCCGGACATCGTAGTCGATAGCGCGTGTGCCCCGGGCAGCTTCCGGGCACTCGCCTGCCGGACCGACGGGACGACACCCGGCCCGACCACGACGACAACGACAACTACGACCACGCCGGCCCCGACCACAACCACGACCACGACGTCCCCGGGACCGCCCGCCACCACGACCACCTCGGGCGGCGGGACGACCACCCCGGGCGGGGGCGGGAGCACAGCAACGAGCGGGGGCGGGGGAACGACGACCCCGGGCGGGCCGTCCTACTTCTGCCAAACGTGCGAGAACGGCAGCCCGAATTTCTGCAGCGGCGTGATCGTGTGTACCGTGATCGGGGCACACTACACGATGATCGACTGCGTCGCGAACTGCCAAACGCCACCCGGAACGAGCACGTTCCTTACGTAACAACCGTGGGCGACTAATATCAGCACGTTTTGTCCCCCGAGTACCAGGCCCCCCCACATGAGCAGCGCGCCCCAGGCCCTCGACGCGCTCGCCCGGGCGCGGCGCGTTTGGGACAACCACAATCCGGAAAACGTGACGGGCGGCCTGATCCAGTTGTGCCGCGAGTTGGTGCGGCCCGATTGGGTGATGGTCGAAGTCGGGTGCTTCGCGGGCGTCAGTACCGCGATCTTCGCCCACTTCGCCGCGACCGTGTACGCCGTGGACCCGTGGGAGCTGGGTCCGGAGCGCGGGTACAACGAGATCCCAGCCTCCGCTATCGCCGCGGCCGCCGGGCGCTTCGATCTGGTGGCGGCGCGGTACCCCAATGTGCTCAAGCGCCAGGGGTTCTCGCCCGAAGCCGCGGCCGCGTTCGCCGGTGCTTCTCTGGACGCCGTGTACCTGGACGGCGCGCACGACCCGGCCGGCTTCGAGGCCGACGTGAGGGCGTGGGTACCCAAGCTCAAGACCGGCGCGTTCCTGATGGGGCACGATCTGAACCTCGTGGGTGACCCGCGCCGGTTCCTGAACAGCACCGCGGAACTGCGCACGTATCCCGAATCCTCGTGGGCATTCAAGGTAGGCCAGAATGACCAGTGACCTGTTGACGATCGGCATGGCGACGCGGGGCGAGCCGGACCACGTGTGGTTCACGCTCACGGCCCTGCACGCGAACCACCCGCGGTGCCGCTACGTCGTGGTGGACAACACGCCCGGGCGCGACCCGCGCGTGGAGGCGATCACGCGCGCCGTGGGCGGCACGTACTACCACCGCCCGGACCTCACGGGGACCAGCGCGCCGCGCGACGCGGTGTTCCGGTTCGCCGAGACGCCGTGGGCCATGTGCATCGATTCGCACGTGGTCCTGGAAACCGGCGCGGTGCGGGCGGCGCTCGATTTCGCCGCCGCGCACCCGGGCTCGCGCGACCTGGTACAGGGGCCGATGATCTACGACGACGGGCACGGGTACGCGACGCACTGGACCCCGACCGCCCCGCCCGGCCTCTGGGGGGTATGGGGGCGCGACCCGCGCGCGGCCACGGGCGCGCCGTTCGAGATCCCCATGACGGGGCTGGGGCAGTGGCTCATGCGCAAAGAGGCCTGGCCCGGCTTTAACCCGCTGTTCCGGGGCTTCGGCGGCGAAGAAGGGTACCTGCACGAGGTCGTCCGCCGCGCGGGGGGAAAAGCACTGTGCCACCCGGCGCTCCGGTGGCGCCACAAGTTCCGGGACGTGTCCGGCTGGCACAACAACCCGCCCCCGCCGTACCCGCTGCACCTGAGCGACCACGTGTGGAACCTCCTGGTCGGGCACCGGGAGCTGGGTATCGAAGCGACGGAACAGATCCGCGCTCACTTCGGGAAAAGACTGGGCGCCCGGGAATGGGACGCGCTGGTACAGGCCGCATCCGCGGCCCAACCGTTCGGCGGCCCGCGCCCGGAAGTGAAGCGGCAGAAGATCCTGGCCGTGTGGTATTCGGACAACACCGCGCCCGCGGAACTACTGAAGCACTCGGCCGCGTCGGTCATCGCGGCCCAGGCCCAAACGTTGCGCCACGACGTGACCGTGTCCGCGTGCTCCTGGGACCCAATCGTCGGCGCGCCGTTCGACCGCCCGGGCACCCGGTGGGGCCAATTCCGGGGCGCGCGGTTCGGGGCTACGGTACCATCCTGGCCCAGATCGAACAGGCCCATCAGCGGGCCGGGGCGCCCGGCGACTTCGACGCGGTCGCGTTCTGCGAGCACGACGTCCTGTACCCGCCCGGGTACTTCGACCGGGTCGGTGACGCGCTCGCCGCAAACCCGTCCGCGCCCGTCGTGAGCCACCTCGACTACATCGGGCTGAACGCGACCGGCTGGCAGGCGGTCCGGGCGCGGCACGAACCGCTGCACCAACTCACCCTCCGGGCCGATGCGTTCCGGGCGAACCAAGAGCGGGCCAAAAATGACGCGCTCCGGTCCGATGTGGTCATCCTGGAGCCGGACCGCGGCGGCGCGCGAACCGATTGGGCGCGCATCACACCGACGGCCCCGAGCGGCGCCACCGGGACACCGAGCGTTCACGTGAACCACAGTGCCGGGCGCTTTACCGCGCACGGGGACGTGTGCTACGAGCCGCGCGGGTTCGCGCTCTGGCACCCTCACTGGGGCGAAGCGAAGCACTGGTGGCCGGGCGACATGAGCACCGTCACAGACGTGGCGACCGACCAGTTCAAGGGGGCGGGGTGCTCGGCGTGCGAGGCCTCGAAGCACCTCACCCTGGAATCGTGGGCAAAAGCGGCTGCGACCAAACCGTCCGACTTCCACGAGCACGTTCCCACGCTCCGGGATCTGGCCGCGCAGTGTACCAGTGCCACCGAATTGAGTTTGTGGACGAAACCCGCCGACGCAGCAATGGCCCACGGCCTGGGTGCGACCGGCTCGTTCACCAGCGTGTGCCCGCGCCCGAAACCCCAGTGGGCCGAACTCACCCGGCTCATGGGCGCGCGGTTCACCGGCATCGCGGTCGACCCGGCGTCCGCCCCCGTGGCCCCTACGGACCTGCTGTTCGTCGACACGGACCACACCGCGAGCGCGCTTCTGCCGCTCCTGGAGGCGCACCACGAGCACGTGGCCAAGTACCTCGTCGTTCACTGCACCGTGACCTTCGGCGAGACGGGAGACAAGCCCGAAACCCCGGGCGTGATGCACGCACTCCGCGCGTTCTGCCTCAAACACACCGAGTGGGTGGTGAAGCGCCACGACCGGAACAACCACGGCCTCATGATCCTGTCGAAGTGCCCCGAGGACGTGAAAGAGCTCCCATCGCTGTGGCGCAAGGCGATGAACTACACCGCGGCCATGATCCGGCACAAGGCGGCAGGGTCACCGGTCGTCCCCCTGGAGGTGCTCGAGGAGCGCCAGGGCCACTGCGCCACGTGCGAGGAGCGCGCCCTGGACGCCTGCGCCGCGTGCGGCTGCCCGCTCGAAGCGAAACTCCCCCTGGCCACCGAGACGTGCGGCCTGGCGAAGAAGGGCAAGAACCCGAAGTGGGCGGCGCTCGCGTGACGGGCCGCATGCCATTGGCCGGACACGGGACACAGTAACTCAACAAGAAGTGATCGGGAACCGTGCCGTGATCGCGCGATCGCGAGTGTTCGTGGTGGTGCGACAGATGATCGAGGCCAATGCCACTTTGGGGCTGTTGGTCCGGAAAGTCCGGCGAACCCTCGTCCTAACTCGATGACGCAATTATGGCCTTCAACGCGAACACTGCCTGGGAAGTACGAGTGACCGGGGACGACACGAACGGGGGCGCGTTCAATCTGCTCGCGTTGTCGACCGGGACCACGGACTACTCGCGCTCTGACGCCCCCGCCGTGTCCGTCACGGACGCGGTGACGAACGGGACAACGACGATTACCAGCGCGTCCGCGAACTTCCCGAGCGATTGCTTGGGTAACGGCATCTGCATCTCGGGCGGAACGGGCGGGATCGTCCAGCGGTGGGCACAAATCCTGTCCCGGACCAACGCGAACACGATCGTGGTGGACTCGGCGACCGGGCTGACGACCGGTACGGGCGCGACGCTCAAGGTGGGCGGCGCAGTCGCGTCCCCGGGCGGCGCCTGGAACGCGCACCTCGTGTCGGGGAACTACGTCTTCATCAAGTACAACGCGACCCCGTTCCTGATTACTTCGACGGCGCAGAACGCCCCCGGCGGGCGCATGGCGCCGATTAACGGCGTCGCGTACTGCGGTTACGACACGGCGCGGACCCTGCGCAACTTCGACGCGAACCGGCCGACGATTAAGCTCGATTCGAGCCTCTCGACTACGAACATTATTTCGAGTACCAGTTCCGCTCTGATCGAGAGCCTGATTCTCGACGGGAACAACATCACGAGCGGCACCGGGTGCACACACCGCGGGTCCGTGTGGCGGTGCCGGTTCCAGGGGTTCACAGCCGGGACCGCGACAGACGGGGCCGCGACCGGGATCAGCGAGGCCGTCTTGTGCGAGTTCACGGGCAACTCGGGTGTCGCGGCCTGCACGTACTACAACGCGCGCTGGTGCGTGGCGTGGAACAACAGTTTCACCCCGTTCGCGGTCGTCGCGACGTGCGAGAGCTGTCTCTCGTTCAACAACACCGGCGCCACCACGGACGGGTTCTCGGCGTCGCGGAAATTTTACAACTGTGTGAGCTACAACAACGCCCGGAACGGGTTCGCCATCTCCAACGCCAATGAGAGCGCGGCGACCAACTGTATCGCGGAACTCAACGGGGCGTTCGGGTTCAGCGGTAACAGTTCTCAGCCGATGCTCGTCAACTGTGCCGACTACGCGAACACAGTGAACCGGGTCAACAGTTGCCGAGATGTGTACCCGATCATTTTGACCAGTTCGCCGTTCGTAAACGCGGCGGGCGGAGTTTTCGACCTCAACAACGTGACCGGTGCCGGGGCGCTGCTCCGGGCCCTGGCGATACCGGCCGCACTGCCCAACGGCGCCGGAGTGAACTACCGGGACGTGGGCGCCCTCCAGCACCCGGGCGGCGGATCGGTGGGCGGTCCCGTTCGCGTGCTCGCGCCTAACACCTGGCAATTTGTGGGGTAACTAATGGCTGGAATCGTTGCGCACGTTAATAGCGGCGAAGTCGCGCTCGTGGCGAACACCGCGAAGACGGTCTTGCAGATCAAGTCACCGACCAACCAGCGCGTGCTCGTCCGGAGCCTACGGCTGTTCGGGAAGGCCGCGGCGGGTGGTACCGGGGTGCCGGTCAAGGTGCGCGCGACGCGCTCGAGTGCGAACTTCGGCACTCTCAGTGCGGCGACGCCGGGGAAGAATGATTCGAGTGACAGCGAGGCACTTCAAGCCACATCTGGCGCGAACGCGACCGTCGAGCCGACCAGCCCGACCGACACCGGGCTGATCTGGGAGGTTCCGGATCAATCTGGCGTGATCGAGTTCCTCCCGCCGGGGATGGAAATTCGCGTGCCGGGTGGGACGGCGCTCAACATCGAGTGTACCTCGACGGGCACACCAACTGTTGCGATCCAGGCCACCTACGAAGAGTGACCCGTGCCGACGATTATCACCGGAGTCCGGCGCCGCAAGCCGTTCGTCGGGGCGCCCCAGCGCCAGATCGGCGGCGCGTCGGTCCGCCGACCGATCTCGGTGCTCGTGGCCCGAAGCACATTCGTGCGCCCGTTCCTCGCGCGCGCCGTGCGGGTACCGGGACCGCGCCGCAGCAGTACACCGGCGCTCCCGATCACGGGCGCCGCGGTCTGCATGACCGGCAGTGATCGGTCGGAGGTTGCCCTGAGTGGCGCCGATGAATCTGTGGTCACCCTGGCCGGCGCCGATCGGTCTGTTTCGATCTTCACCGTGAATCTCGATTGCTGAGGGCGCCACCCGTGCCTCCACTCATCCGCGAAGCCCCGGCCTACCGATGGCCGGCACTCCAGACCCAGACCGTGCGCGTAGAATGTACGCTCCGCGCGGGCCTGTCGCTGAGCGACTACGGCACCGTCACACTCACCGTGCGCCAAGACCCTGAGTGGCCGCGTTCCGGCCCCGCGCGCACGGCCGTCGATGCCGCCAATCCCAGGTCTGACGGCTGGCCGATTGCAGCGTTCGCCGTGGGTGCCATTGATGCCGGCGCGACCAATCCCACGATCGTGTTCACGGTAACTGTGCCAGCCGTACCGGGGTATCGGCGCTACGCGCTCGATGTCGTTGCGTCAGGCGGAATCGCCGGGCGCGTCCAACTGGTCGACACGACCTGGCTCACAGTCGTACCGAGCCTGTTGGGATAACAAATGGGGTGCACAAAACGCGAAGGGCGCACAGGATCTCATTCCGTGCGCCCTTCGCGTTTTGTGCCATCCGCCGGGCGCTGGCATGAATCGCCAGCGCCTGTAACGGAGTAACAATGCGTGCGTACTACGCCCTCGTCCTGACCGCACTCGCGTGCATATCAGTGGGGTTCGCCCTACCCCCGGTGCCCAAGACACCCCGCGCACAGACCGAGTCCACTGCCCCGCATGCACTACGGGCACCAGATCAGCCGGACCGCGAGTGGAAGCTCCCGCCTGGCGAGCTAGCTCCCAACCAGATCGTGATCCAGGCCGATGCCGGCGACGTGGTCGATTGGGGCCACGCGACCATTGGCGTGTCCGACGCATGGAAGCAAACGAAGGGCAAGGGCGCGACGGTCGCCGTGCTGGACACGGGCTACGACCATACCCACCGCGACCTCAAGAACCAGGTGACCGCGTCCAGGGATTTCACCGCGTCACGCTCGGGCGATTCCGATGTGAACGGTCACGGGAGCCACTGCGCGGGCATCATCGCGGCCGAGGAAAATGGGGTCGGGGTGGTCGGGGTCGCACCGCAGGCGAAGGTGCTGGCCGGGAAAGTGCTCGGGGACAACGGCTCGGGCCTCTCGACCTGGATCGCGGCCGGAATCGATTGGGCCGTCGAGAACGGTGCGGACGTGATCTCGATGAGCCTGGGTTCGGACGCACCCGATTCGCGCATCGAGGCCGCGGTCAAACGCGCGCTGGCCAAAAACGTGATCGTGGTCGCCGCGGCGGGCAACTGCGGGCCGCGCGAGGGCACCGCGGGTTGGCCCGGGAGCTTCGAGGGCGTGGTATGCGTCGCGGCCGTCGATAGTAACCAGGCCGTCGCCAGCTTCTCGTCGCGCGGCAAAAACGTGCAAGTCGCCGCGCCGGGTGTGAACGTCCGCTCGTGCTACCCCGGCGACCGGTTCGCCACCATGTCCGGCACCTCAATGGCCACGCCCTATGTGGCCGGGTGCGCGGCCCTCTTCGTCTCGCACTGCAAGGCGCGGGGGATCAAGTGGACGCCGACCGATTTCGCCAGCGCCATCGCGAAAACCTCGAAGGACCTGCCGCCTACGGGTCGTGACACGGCCAGTGGGTTCGGACTGGTTCAGCCGGCAAAGTTACTGCCCGCCGATGACCCGACCGTTCCGAACCCGCCGGCCCCGCCCGATACCGGTGACGGCATCATCATCACCCCGCCCCCGGCCACGCCCATCACCATCGGCGGGCGCAAGGTCAAACGCATCGTGCTGGAACTGGAACCGAAGTGACAACGGGTTGTCGCTAGCGTAACTCGCCGGCGAGCGGCGCCACTTGGCTCGCCCTATCTCGCAAGGTTCACATGGTCACGATCGTCACCGTTGCCGTGCTCGTTCCCGTCGCGTGGTACGGCTTCGTGGCCAGCGCGGTTTTCACGTTGCTGCACACGGCGGAAGAAGTGTGGACCGGCGACGGCGCGCCGTTCTGGGGCTACTACCGCCGGCACTTCGGGCACGGGATCGGCAACATAGCCGGTGCCCTGCTCTTCTCGGGTCTCGCTCTCGCCCTAATTGGTCTGGCGATTTCGGGGTATCTGTGCGGCTCTCAGTTTTTCCTCGGCGGATTGCTCGGGGCGCGCATAGGTGATGCTGTTCTGTCGCACATCGGATTGCGCGTGCAATTTGTGGGGCCGAACCCGGGGCTGGCGACTGCGCCGCTGTACTTGGTCGAGGCCGCGGTGGTGCCGTGCGTGCTGCCGGTATCGGCGGTAGGGGTCGCGCTCGGGTTCGGCGCGTTCGCACTGTTTTGGTTCACGTCTTTTGTTCGGAGGAGAACGTGATGCGCGTGGGTGTTCTGTGTTTAGTGGCTGTCGGGTTCGGGTCAGGCGCGCCGGTGAACGTGTCCGCCGGCCCGGTCCGCGAGTTCATCCGCGACCACCGACCGGGCCTGATCGTGCCCAGGTCGCAACCGCGGGTTCAGCCGGTTGCTCCGGCCGTACCGATTGCCCCAACGTGTTCGTGCGAGATCAGTTGTCCGTGTGCGGGAGGAGATCAGTTCCGATGGGCTGAGGCACCGGCGCTGAGTGTGACAGGTTGGTTGCACCCGCGGACGGTTAGCGCGTGTCCAGGGGGAACGTGCCCTGCTCCGCGGCGCTGAAGCGCGAAATGTGGCAGAAAAAACAACGCCGGCGGGTTTCCCCAACCGGCGTCGCGACCCGCGGATCGCCCATAACCGCGAATCGTTTGAGATATTAACTACCCTTCAGACCACACGCAAGGATAAAAAATGAATAGTTCCGTTCTGGACCTGATCGAAAAGGTTGCCGCACGAGTGGCAGACGGAAAGCTCAGCGCCACCGACGGTAGCGCGTTCCTCCGACGGCTCGTTCACGGCCCCGCGCTCGCGTTCGTGGTGAAGTGGACGGCCACCCCGTTAGACGACATCGCGCTCGAACTGTTCAAGTCCCTGATCCCGGAGTGACGGCCGGCCGCCTCTTTAGTTGCGCGCGCACCGCCGCGAACCGCTCTCGGGTATTCCCGGGTTCGGCCGCGGCGTTCGGCGTAACAGCTGCGCGTTTTGTCGTCCTGAAGGTCGCGCGCCCTGGGACTGCCCCACCGTCATAGTCGGGTTCTTCCAACGAGATCGGGTCCGTGACCTCTTCTTCGCCCTCGGCCGAAGTGGGCAACGGGCCGATGGTGAGTGCCGAGCCCGCGGTGGTCCGGTACAGCCCGCCGTTGCGCAGGCGCTGGGCCTCGCGCCGGCACTCCGAGCGGAGCCAGGTCGCGGCGAACCCGCGGAACGCGCCGAACAGATCGCCGGTGGGCGGCAAACGGGATTCGTCGAACCGCCCCATGAGCATCGTGAGCGTGACGAGCGCGCAGCCCTCCAGTTCGAGCTCCTCCTCGGACCCGATCGCGAACCCGAAGTCGGCGCGCACGCCCCGCGCGATCCCGCGCGCCCAGGCGATGTGGTCGCCCGCATCGATGCGCAGTTCGCGCGAGCCGGTCCGGGGTTCGGGTTGGGTGGACGCGCGAACTGCGCGCAGTTTGGAAATCATCGGCATAGCTGCAATCCCGAAATGTGAATCTGCGCACACCGTTCCCGCGATTCGCGCTTGCTGCGCGCGAGTTGTGTGTGGTGCCGTTCACCAGCGCCGAGAGCGCTGTGTGGTGGTGGGCGATATTAGCGAATGGCAAAAGCCGGCGCGATGTGAGTAGCGCCGGGAAATGGAACCGACCTGATCCGCGAGACGGTTCGCTTCTGGATCGTTACTCGGAGGCGCCCTACACCGTGAGCTAACCTCACTTCGCGCGCGGGAGCTTCTCGAACTCGGGTTCCGGGATCAGTTTCGCGGTTTCGGCGTCGGCCAGCAGCACGCAGCGCAGACCGTCGGCGCCCGGGATCCGCTCCCAGGCCAGAGCGGTGCCGGTCGGGTTCGGGACGCGCGCGAGGTCCACGCCCCACAGGACCACCGGCGGCTGGTCGTCGCGGCGCCCGCGCCACATGCCGATCAGCTCGTGGAAGTCGTCCGCGGTTGGTGGAGTTTTCGCCCGCGCGAGGTGGTTCCGGTACACGCGGCCGATCGAGCGCAACGTTTCTAGCGTACCGTCGGTCTGGACCTGCGCGAGCCGCTCGGCCCGTTGCGCCCGCCGCGCGGCGGGCCCGGACCGCACCTGTTCGGCGGATTGGGTCATCTCGTCCACACCGCCGCGGCGCTTGGTGCCCGGGAGCAGAAAGATGGCCAGAGTGATCGCGAGTCCGACGGCCGCGAACCACGCGATCTCGCGCACCCAGCTCATGGCGCCCCTCCGGTAAGGTCGGGCGAACGGCATCGCGGAACGGCCCGGTGCATTGTGGGTGTGATGGGAGCGCTCGGGCCGCGGTACCATTGTATCGCGCCCGCACGATTGTCGCGTACTCGGGAACACATCGGACCGCCCGCGGCCTTACGCTGTGGCCTTAAGCGAATCTTCCACACCGCGCACGATGCCGACGAATTTATCGGCACCTTGGCCCGCGGGTTGCAAGTCGGCGCGCGCCGGGTTCCGTGAAGGTCCGCGGGTCTTCTTCAGGCGCTCTCGGCGTAGACACAAAGCATTGCACCATCAGCGACTCATATCGCGCGCGCCGCATCGCGTCCGAAACAAATTGAATAAGCCATGAAGTTGGTGTTAATCGATCTTGAGACCACTTGCATTAGCTGTTCGGCAAAATTAGCATACGCCACGTCCACTCGCCCGTTAGCCCACTCTTTCCTAACTGCGAGGTCTCAGATGGCTCTCTCCAATCGTCGTCGGTTGAGTGTCGATCGCCTGGACGACCGCATCATGCCGGCGGTCCTGATCAACGAGGTTCTGGTCAACCCGCCGGGCTCCCCGGACAGCCCGACGGAGTACGTCGAAGTGCGCGTAACGGCGGGCAGCGCGCTCAGCCAGTTGAACAATCTCTACATCGTGGCGCTGGAAGGGGAAAAGCCGGGCACCGGGTCGTCGGACCCGGGGTCCGTGGACCTGGCCTACAAGCTCACGGCAACGGACATCGCGAACTTCAAATCGAAGTTCGATGCCGATAACAACAACATCGCCGACGCGGGCGGGATCATCCTGCTGACCGGGACCGGGCACGGGTACACCAATGCCGCCTCGACCTCGGTCGTCATCACGATCCCCGAGCTGACCGCCGGCAGCAGCTACAAGGGCCTGGAAAACGGGGCCAGCAGCTTCGTGCTCCTCACCTACGCCGGCACACTGCAAGCGGACCTGGACACCAACGGCTCGCTGGGCAGCGGCGCCGACGGCGACGGTGTACTCGACGCGATCGCGGGCGTGGCCTACCTCGACGGCGTCGGCTACCTCGATAAGGAAAACTCGGGCGATTTCGTCTACGGCGCCAAGATCCCCTTCGACGCCGACTTCACCCCGGACATTCTCGTTCGGGACAGCAGCTACACGACCCAGGCGTTCTCGGGCGTCGCGGGCGCGGCCGGGGCGAACTCGACCGCGGTCGCCGGCAACTGGTACGCCGCCGAGCTCGTCCCGACGCGCTTGGGTGTGACCACCGACTGGAACAGCGACGGCCTGCAGGACGGCGCGAACTGGCAAATCGATACGACCGCGTCCACGACCTTCGGCACCTTCCCCGCCGGGACCAACCAGACCACCGCGGGGGCGGCCAACCTAGCGTAACGAAAAGCACCTTCTAGCAGTCGCCTGTCCCCCGGAGCCGGCTCCGGGGGCAGGCAATTGCTATTGCGCCCGATCTCTTCCCCACTGATCCCAATACGGTACCACCCATGCCTACCACAGCCCCCACCCGCCGCGCCTTCACGCTGATCGAACTCCTCGTCGTCATCGCGATCATTGCCGTCCTCATTGGCCTGTTACTCCCCGCGGTCCAGAAGGTGCGCGAGGCGGCGGCGCGACTGAAGTGTACGAACAATCTCAAACAATTCGGTCTCGCGATGCACAATTACGAGAGCGCGCACGGGGAGTTCCCCAAAAGCCGCCCGACGTATGACGCCGCGAAGCACTCCTGGACGCCGATCTGTTTGCCGTACATCGAACAAACGGCCCTGGCCCAGTTGCCATACGACTGGACGGTCGCGTGGAAGACCGAGCCGAATCTGACCGTTGTGAGAAAAAAGCTGGCACTGTTCATCTGCCCGTCCGCGCCCCAGGACCGGGCTAACCCCTGGCCCGGAGAAGAGCCCCCGGGGGTCGGGGACTACGGGTCGGTCAACGAGGTGAAGAGCGACTTCTACTCGGCAAACAATCTGACGCCCCCCACCACGGACGCCTTCGCGCTACAAGGGGTGCTGGCAAAGGGGAACCCGACCAAAATCACGGCGATCTCGGACGGCCTCTCGAACACCATGATGTTCGGCGAGGACGCGGGCCGGCCCACCATTTGGTACGATGGCAAGGCGCAGTCCGGTTCCTCCGGCCTGAAGAGCACCAAAGACGGGTGGGGCTGGGGCGACCCGGACGGCGGCTTCAGCCTCAGCGGGGTTACGTGGGCGAGCAACAAGTACAAAGACGGCGGGCCGTGTGTCATGAACTGCTCGAACGACAGCGAGTTCTACAGTTTCCACACGGGCGGGGTGAACGTCTGCATGGGGGACGGGTCCGTTCACTTCGTGCGGCAAACGGTCAACATCAGCACCTTCGCGGCGAGTATCACTCGGGCCGGCGGGGAAGTGGCGTCGCTGTTCGAGTAACCCGTCCCGCGTGCGAAATCGCGCGGCGCGTCGAGTTGAGAAGTCGCGAGTAGACGAGTGGTGCTCACTTCCCGGGGATGAACCCGCGCGGCACGTGATCCGACTTGAAGGTGCGCTCGAACTCCCGCACCTCGACCCGCTGGCGCGCTTCGAGGTCCGCGCCGCCGACCCGCAACTGCGCCACGAGCACGAACTCGCCCTTCGGGAGCGGTTCACCGGTGGTGGTAACGGGAGAGCAGCGCGAGACGAACACGTCCTTGAGGTCTTCCGAGCGCCCCGCCACCCCGAACGCGACCGTCCGGCGCGCCGTTCGCACGGGAGCTTTCGTCTCGGCGTCCACGAGCGCGAACGTGACCTCCGCCTCGCTCGGGCGCTGGTCGGCCGGCACGTTCAGCACGAGGGCGAAGTCGACGCCGAGACTCGGGTGGAGCACGGTGTCGTCCGTGACGATGACCAGTGGACTCGGGGGCGCGGGCGCTTTCAGGAAGTGTGCGAAGTTGGCGTGGAAGCAGCCCGCGCCAGAGGCGACCACAGCGACGAGGAGCACGATCGCGCAGCGCATGCGACACACCATCGCTCGTACCCCGGTCCGCGGGCGGGGATCTGTGGATCGAACCGGAATGCGGCCCCTATGCCACGAGGTGCCCGGCGGGGCAAGGGGAATTCGGGTCGCGCCCTGGCACTGGCTCAGGGCCGTTCCTTGTTTCATGTTGTGGATTTGAGTGCGGTTGGGTAATCGGGGCGCGTTGCCTCTTGGTCCCGGAGTTGCGCATGCCCCCTCGCACCCTGTACGACGCGCTCGCCACGCTCCCCGACCCACGCAGTCGCCACGGTCGTGTCCACCCCTTGCCTGCCGTTCTGGGACTCGTCGCGTTGGCCCTGCTCATGGGCCGCAAAAGCCTGGCCGGGATCGCACGATTCGGGCGACAGCACGGAACCCCACTGGCCCACGCACTCGGGTTCCGACGGGGCCAAACGCCTACCAAGTCCACGCTCTCGCGCACGCTCCGGCGCGTCGACGCGCAACAAGTCGAAGGCGCCCTGTCGCGCTGGATCGAGGGGCGTATCGAGCCCGCCGCGTTTGAACACCTCGCGCTCGACGGCAAGACCCTGCGCGGGAGTCGCGAGGGCGAGGTGCCCGGACTGCACCTGGTCGCCGCGTTCGCGCCCGCGGTGAAGGCGGTGCTGGCCCAGGTGCGCGTCGATGCCAAGACCAACGAACACAAGGCCGCGCTGGAACTGTTGGGGATCCTGCCCCTGGCGGGCAAGGTGGTGACGGGCGACGCCATGTTCTGTCAACGGGATCTGGTGGAGCAGGTGATCGAAGCCGGGGGCGAGTACGTC